CAATGTTGATAGATATCCAAAATGTATCAAGTTGATAGAAATTGGAGGCTTATCAGCATTGATAGATATCCAAAAGATATCAATGTTGATAGAAATTGGAGTCATATCAAGTTGATAGAAATTGGAGTCATATCAATGTTGATAGAAATTGGAGTCATATCAAGTTGATAGAAATTAGAGTCATATCAATGTTGATAGAAATTGGAGTCATATCAAGTTGATAGATTGGAGTCATATCAAGTTGATAGAAATTGGAGGCTTATCAGCATTGATAGATATCCAAAAGATATCACTGTTGATAGATATCCAAAAGATATCACTGTTGATAGATATCCAAAAGATATCACTGTTGATAGAAATTGGAGTCATATCAATGTTGATAAATATTCAATACATATTCGTGGAGATAGAAATTGGAGTCGTATCAGCATTGATAAATATCCAATACATATCAGTGTTGATAAATATTCAATACATATTCGTGGAAATAGAAAGAAATGAGAGTCGTATCAACATGAATAAAGATCCAATACATATCAACATTGATAGATTTTGGATTGATATCAGTGTTGATAGAAATGAGAGTCGTATCAGCATGAATAATATCGAAATCGTATTCTGGAAATAGAAATGAGAGTCGTATTTCCAGAAATAAATATTCAAATCGTATTTCTGGAAATAGATGATTAATGTCGATAGTAACCAGCTAAGATAAACAGATAAATATCAACAAGAATGGATTCGATTTTCACAGAGGTCGAGGAAATTATATAACTAATAGATACCGGTTTGCAGTTGCCAAAGTGAGGGGTGTCCTTTAATGCGATGATAGACGAAGGGCATTATGGAGGGGTCTTCATAGAGTTTAGGAGTGTTGGGGACTTCCTTTTCGAGGAAGGACATAAGTTTGGTGTCGGATAGGGGTTCGATGATTTGACTTATTCTGGCTTCGAGTTCACTCATCTTGGTATGTAATTCACTTGTACTGGTATGGGATTTACTTGTTGGAGTCTTAGTTCGACGCCAGGTTGCACTTTCGAAGAACTTCTTAAGATATCCGAATCGTATTGTTGTTCCCGAGAAGTCATCCGCAAAGATCATTCGAGAAATATTGGTCCGGATAAATGGAAGAAGATCTTTGTAAGATAGGTTAATACTTCCAGGTAAGATTTCTTCGGTTTCTTTGTCTAAGGGGATGAATTGATATCCAACAAAGCCATTGATGTTGGGAGAGAGGAAGTCAAGGATATGTGGAAGAAGCATGTCATCGTCGTCGAGAAAGATGACCCAATCATTGTCAGAGAGGGGTTGTTCTTGGGTTAAGAGTTCGATGTGTTGGAATTGAGACAGAGGTTTATCTCGGAGAATGACTTCGGAGTCGATATGGTACAGTTCCTTTGCTAGATGGAGAAGATTTAAAATGAGGTTCAGATCTTTGTTAGTCGTGATGGATATTACGAGTTTGAGGGGTTTTCCCAAAGCGATAACGCTTAATATCGCGTTGTACAGATAGGTGACTCCTTCCTCTGTGGTCAAGACTGATGAGGTCCAGATGTTGATCGAAATTTTAACTGAAAAGATGACAGGATTCTATTCTTCTTCCGAAGAATAGAATTAAAGATTTCAATAGAGATAATGAGAAGGATGTTGAGTTGAAGGAATTTGGAATGGGAATTAAGCGGTGGTGTCACGGGAAAGGAGTTGACCACGGGCGAGACCTTGGGAGAAGGCGTTAGTTCCGAAGATTTGACAGTAGACTTCACCACGGCGGATGCCATCGAGAAGGCTTGCGATGGTGTTAAAAGCGGCCTGACCATTGGGGGAGGTGACGGGGTTAATGTTAGTATTGGTGAGAGTTCCTTGGGAGATGACGCCATTGGACGTGACTTGAGCGACGATGGGAGTGACGCCGGGGAGTCCAGAAGTGAGGGGTGCTCCGGCGTTAAAGAGAGGGACAATGAGGGGGCCATTTTGGAAGGGACGTCCGGCGAAGAGTCCAGCACTGGTGACGAAGAGACTTCCGGGGACGGAAGAGAGGGGGAGTCCGAAGACTTCGAGACGATATCGAGCGAAGGAGAAGTCTCGACTGAACTTGATACGGAAGCGACCGAGAATTCGAGGGAGAGGGGCGGTTTGGACTTGGGAGAAAGGGATGAAAGCGGTTCCGGAGGGAATGAGAACTTGTTCAAAGGAGAGGAGGGCTTCGAAGGATCGTTCAATTGGTTTAATAGACGAATCGGTTGGACAACACGGCATTTTTAAAAGAAGAAGAAAAAAAAAAGAAATGGATAACTTGGGAAGATTAAGTGAAAGGAATGGAAGTTTTAAATTAACGTTGACGGCGGCGTCGGAAACGGATAAAGAGGAAGATTCCGAGACCGACGAGAGCGAGGAAGAAGAGGATTCCGATAATTAGGAGTGTGGGCCAGATAGAGAAACCTGTCGTTGAAGGAGTTGAAGGAGTTGAAGGAGGACGGGGAGGTGGAAGTGGGGGTCCATCTGGAGGACGTCCTTGATCGAAGTTACAGTTGATGGCTTGTTGAAAGACAGTGTTTTCGATTTTACCTCCTTTTTGTGAGACGATATCTGAGACTTGTTGACAAAGTTGGATATTACAATGTTTCAGGCCCTCAATGTAGGTATCTGTGATAAGATATAGGGATTCAATTTGACACGGTTTCCACCAACAGGCGTCGGAACCGGGATTGGTATTTGATACGCCAGTTTTACTTAACTTATATACTGGATTTCGAACTCGTTGAAGACATCCACAGTCAGGATTGTCTGGAAATTTTGAGCAGTAGTTGTCCATGGCTGCGTTAACATTGCCCACAGTTTTTCTAGCACGGGCCTGTTGAACCCAGGTACGACAGACTTCACCGTATCCATCCGTGGCGACGAAACGAGAACAGATACCAGTGGGGCCCGTGGCGCCGATATTAGGATAAGGTGGGCAATTGGTGGAGGTCTGAGAACAGAAATAGGGCATAATAATGGAGTCGTAACTGGCAATGGTTTTGTCTTTATTGTTCCATGGAGTGTTGAGCCATGTCTTGATGTCTTCAGGTTTTTGGAACTGGTTTCGATCATACGTACATTTAACTAAGAAGGAGCCCGTATTTTTGGTAGTCTTATACGAATTTGGGTCATCCCACTCAATAGCGAGAGGATGAGTTCCACCGATATTGGGACAGACGCTTGGATCGAGGCCGTTATTACATGTGGTTCGGTTTGACGCATTGCAGTTTGGAATAGTACCACTGACAGTTTGTCCGGATAGATTAGGAATGGGAGGACCGAGGATCTTAGCACTGGACATGAGGTCATTAAAATCATATTGTCGAAGGTCGGGGATGCTTAGACCATTTGAACCACCGGAAAAGGTCACGGTTCTTCCTGAGTAATTTGGGTGTTCATAAAGTGTGACAATAGCATTAGGTGCAACCATGAGAGAGGTAAGCCAATCATTGGGGAAACCACTTTGGCCATCTCGGAAATCCGGGATGTTACGAGGAGAGGGTATACTGAGGTAAGGTTGTGTCCGTCCGTTAACATTAAAACCTCCTTGGAAGTTATCATCGACCCAGAAACGGGCCAGGTTACCCTCGAGAGAAGCTATTCCCGCCCGCTCAACACGAAGACTTGAAAGGCGGTCATCCCAACCGACGTCCTTAAGATTAGGAATTGTTTGTCCTTGTGTTACGCCATTGACGACATATTGATCTCCATCATACTCTTCCTTTGAGAAGAGGACTACCGAATAACCCGGGGAAACGCGAATTGCCGAAGCCCAGTTTTCGGGGAAGGGATAAGCAGGAGTACCAAGCTTTGGAAATGAAGCCGGCCCTCGGAATTCGATAGTACTGTCGGGGGTATCATCACCGAATGGCTCAGAATGTATGGTAACGATAGGAGTTCCAGGTGCACTCAGTCGATAGCTACTCAATTTGCCACTAATTTTCCCAAGGTCAGATGAGGTGATAGTTCTACCACTTGATCCTCCGGAGAAAGACTTTGATTCACCTTTGTATTCGTAGTCTTCATACACAGTGATATTTACATTGGGACCGATACATATCGATTTAATTTTGTTATCTGGAATTCCGATTTCAGGGAGTCTTGTGATTTGGCCTGCATAATTAATGCTATATGCCTTTCCAGCTCGATTGTCACCTTCATAAAATATGGCTAGACTACCATAACATGCTACAATGTTTCGAGACACCTCTTGACAACCTGGATTTGAAGGATTATCATTACAAAAACTTGCACATGCGGAAGAGAGCTTTATTGCACAAAATTTGGCATAACGTGACTGACAATATATATTGGACGGATTATTATTACAGAACGTATTACATGTAGAAGTGGGCATTTTCAATATTGATTCAAACATACAGTCCCTTTCACTTAAACTAGTCATAAAGAAAGAGTCTATTTTGGATATCGTAAAATATTTATGTCAACATTATCCAAGATATGATAATTCCAACGAAAAGAACTAAAAGTATCACCATACAGGGACTTGTTATGGAATAGTGGTGGTTGGAAGAGGGAGTCAAGTTCTTAAGATGTCGGAATTGGAAACTTCCTTGAAAGGAGTCTGGCACATTGTTTATGTCGCATTTTCCAAGAGCGGTCATTTTACGTCCCTGATAGTTTTCCCGTTCATATAATGTTAAGATGAAGTTGGCGTCATTAATCTTAAACGAACCGATCTTATTCATTTGGGGAAGGGAGATGGGACTGTTGTAGCACCATGTTTTTCCTTGAAAGTTGGGTTGTTCCCAGAGTTGAAGTATAGAGTCATGGCATGACATTTTTTCTATCACGTGCAAGATTTTTCTTGCATGTGAGACGTTGTTTGGAAATTTTAATTGGAGGAGATTAGCGACGAGCGAGAAGAAGGATTAAGAAAACGATAATAAGGATAATGATAAATATCCAGAACCAGTTATTAGTTACGTGATAGTTAAGATTGTTTCCTGATGGGTTAGGACTTTGAGGAGTATTGGAGGGAGGAATGACAGAGGGAGGAATAACAGATGGAGGAGTATCGGAGGAAGGAATATTGGATGTGGGAAGAATACGGGCACTACTGGCACGATCATTGAAGTCATTAAGGGAGGTTAGATGAGCTGGACCGTCAATGCGGAAAGAGGCACCGTCAAAGTTTTCATTTTCATAGAGGATGATGGTGATACCGGGGGCAACCTTAATTGAGGAGAGACTTCGGAGAGGAAAACCGACATCATTAAAGGATGAGATATCTTGGATTTGAGTGATAGGGACGGAGGTACCACGGAAGTTATCATCCGTGTAGATAATGACGATGGGACAATCTTTCCAAGCGCCATTAAAGTTGAAGTTGGGAAGACAGGGGATGCCATGATCATTCGAGGGAGGAGAGAAAGAGTTAATATCTTCCGGGGAGGGAGTGTCAAGACCCAGAGCGGGAGTTTGAGGTTCAGCTTGAAGGAGAGTGATAGGTTTCGAGAATATAGTAGCGACTTGACCTGATCTTGATACAATAATACTGCTGATTCGATTTTTGATGACTGGATGAAGATCTTTAGATTCATATTCACCCTCTATGGTAAATTTCTTTCCTTTAAATTCATAATCTTCATAAAGGTCAACTTTGACTCCTGGAGCGACTTTGATTGATTGTAGAGCATCATTGGGAAATCCAATTCTATCGATTACGGGATAATGTCCAAATTCATAAATGGGACGCCGTGTGCCCCTAAATTCGGTTTGCGAATATAATACAGCGAGTGGCATTCGTTCAACTTTAATACTGCTGGTTTTATTGTTGAAGTTTCCAAGTTTATTGTATAATATTGGACCTACTATTTGCATGGAATCTCCTTGAAAACTATAATTTTCATAGAGGGTAACGATAACTCCTGGAGCGACTCTGATTGACTTTAGTTTATCATTGGGAAATCCGATATCATCGATTACGGGATAACGTCCAAATTCATAAATGGAAACTTTTTCGCCCTGAAGTTCTTCCCCCGGATATAAGTCAACGAGTGACGGTAGTAGAACTTTAATACTGCTGGTTTGATTATTGAAATTTAATGCGCCGAGGTCAGATATTTCGGTGGGACCATTTAATATTATGGAACGCCCTTTAAATTCATAATGTTCATAAAGTTGAACTTCGACTTTTGGAGCGACTCTGATTGACTTTAGTTTATCATTGGGAAATCCAATATTATCGATTATGGGATACTCTCCAGGGGATCTAATTACAACCGGATTACTGTCACTATAACCGGTTTCTCGATATAATGTAACGAGTGCCATTATTTTATTTTAATAACAGTTAAGATAATATTATGAGAAAAAAACTCTCTTTCTATTTTTTTAAACTTAGGATCTTTTGGAATTTATTTTAAAAGTTCCAAAAGAGGAGACTTCTTTGGCGGAGTTGAGATTCATTTCTGTTTGATAGGAAGAAAAACCAATCCAGAAATGAGGATAATTATAAGAAGGACGAGAAAAATGGTGATCCAGAGAGGGACTGAAAAGTGTGACGAAAGACCGGAATGTTTTTGGAGACGTCGAAGAGTGGGAGAACATGTTGTGATCTCTCGGAGTCGTTTTTCGGTAAAGATTCGGTATTGGAGCTGTTTCTGGAAAATGGGAGAGATTTCATTACATACTTCACTGGAGCAGACTTGACTTGCTAAGTCGGACGTTACAAGGTGACTTTCCGGTTCTTGACATGGACGGTACCAACAGGCTGGACTTGCAGAGATAGCAGGACTTAACAAGTTAAAATCAGGGTTTGTGGATCTCTGAAGACATCGACAGTCAAGACTGTTCGGATAAGTGGTGCAATAATCTGTCATAGCACGGTCGGCGAGGAAGGGGTTTTCGTTTTTCCAGGTTCGACAGATTTCTCCATCACGTTCTGTCGACATAAAACGACTACATGATGGCATGGGACGACCTGTGATTGAGTTATTTCGACATGTCTTGACTCGTTGAGCGCAGAAATATGGTAGAATGACACCTCGAAGTTGTTCTTCACTGCCGGAGAGTTCACGCCACTTTTCGATATCGTCGAGAGAAGAAAACTGACTAACATGATAGGAGCAAGAAACTGGGACGCCGGTTAAACCGATACCTTGACGATTCATTTCAGGATTGTACCATTCGAAAGAGACAGGTCCCGTGCCTCCAAAGTCAGGACATACTAAGGGGTTTAACTTGGAACAGAGAGGTTGAGAGGTGGCAATACCTCCACAACATATCTGATTTTCATAATGCCAATCGGAGTTTTCACAGATTCCGCGAGGTGTTGAAGGACTATCTTTACAACTACAAGGTCCTGCGACATAAGATTCAAAGGGTGCATCTTGAAGAACTGTCAATGAAACGGTAGACATCGAAGCATTTGAATAGTGGGAAAATTTTTCCGAATGATTTTGAGAACTTGTTTTTGGAGAAAATTTTTGAGGACCTGTTTAAAATGGGACAAGATGAAGCCACGAATAGGGTTTCAATAACTACAAATGCTTTGTTGAGTGTTATGAATACAGCGGCACAGAAATGTACTAACCCTCTAACTCAGGAGCAGGTTAACAGTATTAGAGTGGCGGGAGCCGGATCTGTCTTACGAAATTCTACCATTCGAGCTGGACAGTCAGTAGTAGCAAATTTTTCATGTATTCAAGACTTTGAAAACAATCAAGATGTTAGGCAACAGCTTCAGAATCAGATTGATCAACAAACTCAGAGTATCATTGGATCTCTCAATCTCAGTCTGAAGTCAGCCGATGCCGAGAATATTTCGGAAATTGTGAGTAATCTTGCCACTGAAATTCAAGACAGTTATACTGGTACCTGTGTGTCGTCGGTCTTGCAAAAACAAGTTAATCCTATAGAAGTTGTAGATGGAGCAACGATTGATAATGTTATCTTTGATTTTGACCAGTCGATTCGATCAATGTCAGAATGTGTTCAAAATACAACGAATGTTCAGAAAGCTCAGCAAGAGTTGGAAAACTTACTACGACAGTTAGCCGAAACTCAGAGAAAAGGTATTTTCGATGAGATATTTGGAGCACTCTTCGGCAATATCGCCGGTATTATTATTTTTATCGTTGTTGTTATTGGAATTCTTGTAATTCTTGGTCTTGGAGGATTTTTCCTGATTCGCCTGTTAACTGCACGAAGGTCCAAGTCATAGTCTCATATCGTGGTTCAAGTTCGTGTGTTTCAGATAGGAGCTTTCTGGAAGAGAGTCGAATATCTTTGAAATAGTTGAACAGGTTAACTGTTCAGCTATTTCGTGTTGTGAATTAGTAGTTGCGGCGACGTTTATAGGTATTCTTTGGATACTTACGATAGTAGCCATACTTCTCTTTCTGTTTCTCGGAAGGACAGCTCATTGAGATATCACTTATCGTCGATGAAGGACAGGATGACTCCGTTGAATGGTATGACTGTCCTTTCATCTTCTTCTCCTCCTGCCAGAGGAGCCAGTTCTGAAAGCCATCATCATTCGATTCCTGGCGCCAAATCTTATATTCCCCGGCAAAGTCATTGAGATGAGCATAGTTCTCATTGTTATACGTCTTCCACTTCTGGTAGGCTTTCCGGTCGTCTTTCGGGAGACCAAGTTGGTTACAGTGGAGGAGCCAGTCACAGTATCGGCGGAACTTGCAATAATCTTTGAGACTGGCCGTCTTTCGGAAACGGTTATATCTCTTCCGGTTTCGGTTCGACTTGGCAAAAGAGGAGAGGAGGTACTTCTTGTAGCCAGTCTTTTTGTACTTCTTCCAGGCCTTCCACTTCTTCCAAATTTCCTGATCAGAAAGGGTATAACAGCGCTTCCAGGAGACATAGTCATTATAATAGTAGTTGTCCTGATAGTGACGGACCCAGCATGAGTTTTTCCAGGAGGTGTAGGATTTAAGATTATCATAGTTATCCTCTCCCGCGACATGGTACCAGTCTAAAAACTTGCGAAGCTTGCAGTAAGTCTTATAGTCACAGTGGTCCTTCCAGGAGCGGTAGCGCGAGTCGAGTTTTGGCTCGTTATAGTTGATTTCCTGTTCTTTGGGAACGGGAATCTCACCTTGATTTCCGGGACACAAATCGAAAAAGCCTTTATATTTATTCCAGTCCGCCCCTGCGAATGGAACGAGAGGAGCTTGACCATTTGAGAAGTTCAGAGGACCTCGAAGAGGTGAAACATTAACACCATTATTCCAATCATGTGCAATGAGTTGAACACTGGAACATGCCATGTTTTGAATAGATGATGGAAAAAAAGTTTGCTTTTGTTCTTTCGACAAAAGAAAAAAAAGTTTTATTCTACCTTCCTTGTTGCAAGATTTCAAGATACATTGGAAGATCGGTCCAGTACCACGAAAAGATGTCTGTCTCTCTTTGAGTCTCCAGATGATCTTTTCTCTGAGTATTAATGTATTTTTGGTTATCCTGGAGAAGAGAAATGGCCTGATGAAGTCGTTTCGTCAGAACCTTCTGTTGACGCTTTTTCTCTTGAAGTCGGAAAAGAGTTTCACTATCTTCATAGAGAGAGGCGGCCCACTTGAGAACTTTTCGGGTCGATCGAATATACTCAGATAAGTCAGAGGCCGCTAAAACGGAAAAGACAGCTGTTGAATAGGTGTTCAAGAATGTGTCCGAAAAGAGATTTATCGATCCTGATATCATCCTGGGAATTCGAAGAGAAGTCAGACGTTGCTCGAGCTCCTGGCACATCTCATGAAGAGAGTTTTCAGTGGAAGTTCTCTCAAGAGAATAGTTAAAAGTTTTCAGTCTCTGATTACTTTCCTCGGTTCGGTTTTCATTTACGAGTCGCGTCATCTCGTCAAAGAGATCAAAGATACCTCCGAAGGAGAGAGGCACGTTAAGTCTTCGAAGAGTTATGTCGTCGGAAGAGAGACAGATGTCGGGACTCCGACATGAAAGAACAACTTTACCTGGTTGATCTTTAAGAAATGGACACGGGTACTCTTGACGAATAAACGTCAAGAAGTGATCAAGAGAAACCGATGTCATCTCGGGAGTCAGGGGAAGAGAGTAGCCGAGAGGTTCTTCCATTGTCAGGATGGTTTCAAGAGAGTCGACACTATTAAAGAAGGTCAGAAGACGGCGTAACTCCGACAGAGCGGGATTTCCGGCTTTCATCATTTCCGCAAGAGAGGAACAGAGGAGCTGATAGGCATCATGAAGAGGAAAACTTCGTTGAGGAAAGATAAAATGGTCAATTCCCAAGGAGTAACCATAGTGTTCTCCTTGATACGTAATGTGAGACTTACGAAAGTCAAAGAGAATGGCGAGACGGTCGGTTTCGAGGTATTCTCGTCCTTTTTCCGTTTCATAGGGAAGAGAAAAACGGGAACTCTTGTCATGTGAAGAGAAGAGACATAAGAGGACATTATTGGGTGTGAGAGAGTAGTGTGTAAAGTCACACGTGCGGTGAGCCCATCGGAGGGCGTAGAGAACTTGAAGATAGACTTCTAAAAACTGGGTGGCGGAACAGGACGAACAGTAACTTTCCAGAGTCTCCTGAGGAGAGACATTTTCAAGAAGAAGATAGAAAACGGGATGTCCTTCGGGGAAATTCCGGAAGAGAACTTTGTTCGGAAAAGAGTCAAAGAGAGGACCGAAGGACTGGAATCCGCCATAGACATAAAGAAAGTTTGGAATGTCTCTTCGAAGTTGGTTTGTTCCAAAGAGTCCGATAAAAGTTTCATGAATAAAACGGAACTCATTATCGATAAGACGGACGAGAAAAAAGTTCTCCGTGTCTTTCGGAGATCCGGAAAGGAGATTGAGTCCTTGAGTTGGAACGAGTCGGAGCCAGTGACGGAGCCTCATTCGAGGCGTCGCCCAACCAGGAGTGACGGGATTCACGTAGAAGAGAGAGTCGACGAGACACATGGTCAGAGCCAGAAGATCAGGACTGTAAAAGGTGTCGGGAACAAGAGAGGGAAGTTTTTCCAGAAGTCGGGGGCGATGAGATTCAAGAGACATCAACTGAGGAACACAACAGAGAGTTCGCGACGTGAGGAGAGTCTGCTCACGTTGGATTGTGTTTTCGGTTTCTTGTTGTAAAGTGTCCCAGATCGAAGAAACGAGAGAACGAGCAAATTGGAATCGTTCCAAGATAACATCAGATCGGACGAGTGACATGATTTAAATAGGAAATAAATCTTTGTTTAAGAAGGGTAGATTTATTTCAGTGATTAGGAAAACATCAGATAACGGAAGAATTGTAGACCGGACCAGTACCAGATGTCTGGATCGGGGCGAATCGAAAGATGGTTAATGGCATCGATATCTTCTGAAATTTTGTTGAGTTCCGGAACGAGAGAGGTATAGAGAATTTCTACGATTTCGCGGAGGTGGGGAAGTTCAGACTCCAAGTCGACATCGGAGACAGTCTGACCTGAACACGAGAGAGAGTCAACAAGAAGGTCAAGTTGTTCAATAAGGTCGAGAGTCTTGGCCACATGAAGGACGTACTCTCGATGAGCATTAATTATAGCTTCTGAGAGTAGGATGGAAGAAGGAAGTCCAACAATGTCAACACGGGGAATTTGCGAAAGACGAGTTGAAATTTGGAAGACGAGTTGGCCGAATTTCTTCAGGGCCTGGTCCTTATGATGCTGATAGGGAAACTGAGAGATGACACTTTCAAGAAGTTTAAACTGTCTTCGTCGAGAAAGAATAACAGTCATATCACAGAAGTCAAAGAGGTCTCGAGGAGGATGGACTTGATGAAGACCGAGTTCCTCAATGATTTTCTCATAAGTCAGACACAGACGTTCGCCTTGACAGGAGAGGAGAGGTTCGGATCCCGGCTGACTTCGAAGAAATGGTGTTGCCCAGTTCTGACGAATAAACGTGATAAAATCATCAAGAGAAAGTTGACTTATCTCTGGAGTCAGAGGGAGAATGTAGGTGGAGTCCGACTGCTTTCGGACAATGTCTTCGGGTTTTTCCTGAGGTCGGAAGAAGAGGAGGAGTCGTGATGCCTCGTCGAAGGTGGGATTTCTCGTCTGCATCATCTTAAAGAGAAGCCAATTGAGAAGCTTATATGCGTCATAGAGAGGAAAACTCCGATCGGGATAAATGAAATAAACCGGAACATTCCAAACACCAAAGTGTTGATCGTTATACTGAATGTGAGCTCGACCATAGTCAATGATAGTTGCAATGGCGTCCGTCAGAAGATATTCCGTTCCACGTTCTGTCTCATATGGAATTGAAAAGACTCCCTGGAAAGAGGGAATTTTACGAAGAAGGACATTGTGCATGTGAAGATCGTAGTGTGTAAAGTCGATAATTTTATGAGCTTGACGAAGAGCGTAGAGGATCTGGAGATACTTCTCAAGAAACTGGTCAAATGTGGCATTACGAATATAGTCACCAAAAGATATCGAGGGAGAGATGTTTTCATAGATGATATATTGATAGGACTTTCCCGAACTTCCACACCAGGAGACGACGTCTCGAGTTTCCGGATCAATAAGAGGAGGAGAGCAACGAAATCCACCATAGACATAGGCAAAGTTGGGAACATACTCTCTCAATCGATTTGTGCCGAAGAGACCGACGAAGAGTTCATGAGTGGCGTCTCGATTGGCTTCATCATCTCGGGGAGCTTTAATGACAAACATATCACTAGCTTCTTCAAAGGAGGCGACCATGGCATATCCAAAGGCAGATTCCTTTCCAATACGGCGCAGATGTGAGATCCAGTGGCGAATTCGTTGATGAGACGTGAAAGCTCCCCCTTCTGCCGGAGAAAGATGGATGACAGTGTCTGTGAGACACATTATGGCTAGCATCATCTTTGCATTATAAAACTCCTTTTGAGAGATATTCTTTAACTTTCGAGTGTCGACTCCGAAGAATGTATTTTCAAGGTGTTTAAGTTGTTCAACGGGACAGATAGACGTCGTCTCAAGAATCTCCGCTTCGATTGACATCTGTTTTCTCTCTCCTTCAGAGTATCTTTGTCGAATGTCGGGTTGACGAAATGTTTTAATTCGTTGATCCACGAGGGATTCAATCTCCTCACTGGTTGGAAGTGACATAAATTGATCTTTACAATGAAAGAACATTATTTTTTTTCCCAAATTATGACTCTATTTTCTTTGCCACTTTTGTCTTTTATTTCTTACTTTCCTTTTATCGTCTCCTGTCTGGATCAGAATACGTTAGAGTCTCCTCCTCTCTTTCTGCATTGTCGGGATAATACGACGTTGAAGATGTGTCCTCTATCTTCCTCTGATCCATTTTTATCTCGTTCGACACTTTCTTCTTTTCCTCCGAGTTTTTATCTCCTTCTTGGAGTGTTGTTGAATCTTGTGTTGACGACGATTTTATGTTTCTGTCGGTCTCGCCGGATGTCAAAGCAACTTTCAGATTTGGAGACAGAAGCCATAATTTCAGAGTTACCCGCGCTTCTTCGAAAGCGTCTTCCTCCTCCCCGGGAAGAGTCGGAAAAGGAAGTCTATGAAATCGTCTATCAGACGTTTGAGAAATTGCTGACTCAAGCCTGGAAAGAAGCTAATCAGGATTCTCTTCAGATTAAAAGTGACTCTCCTCTCCGGAAACGATGCTGATTGTTTTAAAACCATATCTGATAACAGATTATCAGATATGGCTTTGACAGGTCTTTTTTCCGACTTTCAGAACATCGATGTCTTTGAAGAAATTCGGGAAAACATGAAACGAGAGGAACTTCGACAGTTTAATTCTTCCTTTTTTTCGAAAAGGAGAAAAAAATGAAAGAAGAGAGATTCTCAAAGTTAAAATGGAGATAAGAAAGATTGTTCAGTTAAAATGGATCCGACGGAACTTCTTTGTGAGATACGTAACAGTTTTTCTCGGTCTCCTCCGGAGATAACTTCAGATCTTCTTCCGCCTCCATATTCTCTTCCTTTAAATCGACGTCCGGTTCTCGAGAAGAATATTGTTATAGCTCCAACGATGTGTGATCGGCCCGATGAGCGTATCTGTGATATTGAGAAATATCATGAACTTTTTCAGATGAAGTCGAAATATAATGATCAGGATAAGGAGTATCTGAAGGCTCGGGCTCGGACCAATCCGTTTGAGGAGATTGGGCGCTCGATTTTTATGAATCGGGCGGCGATTAAACTTGCTAACATTGATGCAGTGTACAATCTGACACAACATTTTGGAGGTCTGATGAAGAAACATGTTGATGAAATTTTCACCTTCTGTGACATTGCTGCCGGACCGGGAGGTTTTACACAGTACTTACAGTTTCGCTGGCCCAACTCGATGGGATATGGTATTACCTTGAAAGATGAAAATGATTGGAACCGTTCCAAACTTGACTTGAGTCGATTTAGTATTTTCTATGGTGATGATGGGACGGGTGACCTCTACACCAATTGGCAGGGATTTGTCACTCACGTTCGAACGAATGAGCCAGATGGTGTTGATCTCATTCTTGGTGATGGAGGATTTGACATTGAGAGGGAGGCATCCAAATTCGAGGAAGCCGAGCGTCCTCTAACTCCGACGACACGTTCCTTTCGGTATCAGTGTCAGGAGTTTTTGTCAAGTCGTCTCATCTTGTGTCAGATTCTGGTTGCGTTGAAAGTTCTTCGGACGGGGTGTACGTTCGTCTGTAAAGTCTTTGACACGGTGACTCCGATCTCGGCTCAGCTTCTCTTTCTTCTCGCCTGTAGTTTTGACTCTCTCTCTATCTTTAAACCGGTGAGTAGTCGGCCGGCCAATTCCGAGCGCTATCTCATTTGTCAAGGTCTCCGGGAAAACATTGAACCTTATGCTGATCTTCTGGCGGAGGCTAATAGTGCGTACACCGCGACACATAATGTCGTCTCTCTCTTTGATACACCTCTTCCCGAGGACTTTCTCAAGTGGCTCTATCAGGAGAACATGCGCAGTATTAACCGACAACTTGAAGCTGGAGAGCTTCTTCTTCGTTACTGGAATGGAGAAAACGTTTCCATTCCTCGATATAATCTTCATAAGGCCCTGATTGTCTGGAACCTTCCAGATAATCGACCCTCTCGGAGATCCCGCATCAAGATTTAGCTTTGTCTACTGTCTACGTTGAAAATAGTTATATGTTCTTCCTCCAAAAGAACATATAACTGTCGGGATATCAAGTTTTCTTCGTTCTTGATCAACGAAAGAGTAGACGAGACACTTGCATAATTCCAATTTTCATTTTCTGAGATAATAACTCTGACAGAAGAATTTCTTTCTCAGTTTTAACAAGGAGATATTATAAGAGAGCTGTAATCAAGTTGATATGTCTCCAAAATCTATCAACTTGATATGTGTTGGATATTTATCAACATTGATATGTGTTGGATATTTATCAAGTTGATACAACTCC